TCTTTTGTTACTCTTACCTATGACGATGAACATCTTCAGGAGCTCTCCAAAAGGGAGCTCCAATTATTTTTCAAGCGTCTTCGGATTGTACTCGATCAACTCCAGCGTAAATGTGCGTACTTCGCATGCGGTGAACATGGAACTGTTAACGGACGCCCACACTTCCATGCCATCATCTTTGGTATAGCAGTTCATGAAAAATTCCTCGTAGAAAATGCTTGGAAAAAGGGTCTTGTACACATAGGTGACTTTTCTCCCGCCTCTGCCCGCTATGTAACCAATTACATGCTGAAACAATCGGATAACGCTCCAACCTTCAGGATAATGTCTCAAGGTATTGGTCGGCGCTACGCGCAGGACAACGCTGAAACCCTCCGGAAAAACCTTGGGTTTACTGTAAATGGTCAATCTGTCTCCCTTCCGAAGCTCTATGCTTCGGTAGCAGGTATAACTAGCGAACAACTTGCGGAAAAAAACCAACAGCTCCGAAAGGAGCTTGCTTCTTCAATGGCGGCCGCCGGCCGCTCCCATCCGGATCTCCTGTCATCTGTTGCATATCGCAACTCTCTAATAAAGGCAAAGCTCGAACTCTTCGGAAAGCGTAACTGAGCTGTCCATCAGATCATTCCATGTAATTACATGGAATGGATGAGCTGTGGTCAGGTCTTTCAATGCTCTCCGAAAGAGCTTTTGCTGTGCCATTATGTCTTCTTGATATACATAATGCTTACTGACAGGAAGATCCTCGATTCTTCCTTCACTACCCGAGGGCCAGCAGGCCCGATCTTGTGAGCGAAAGCGAACACTTACTTCTTCTTCTTGCGAGCGAGGGCGCCGCCGAAGGCGCCGCACCGACGAGCTCCTACCGCGCGGAGAGCGCGGTTACTCAAGAGCGCCCTTGGCGCTTCCATGGTATTCTCTCCGGCGCATCTCGCCGGAGTTTGGCCGTTGGCTGTTGTCCCCCTGGCCAATTATATTAAGAGGCAAAAAAAAAACTTGTGTCAACCACTAAACGGATGTATAGTAGTTTCAATGAAACTATATGTTGTCTTTGATACTGTCGCTGGTGAGGCTGATAGTATCCCCTTCCCTTCTAAAACCGATGGCATTGCCATTCGTAATTTCCGGATTCACCTTACTTCCAAAACTCCTGATACCCACAATGACTACCAGTTGTGGTCTCTTGGTGATTATGACCCTGAACAGATGCAGATCCGGCCTAATCTCGTTCGGATTCCTATGGAAGATCTTCCCCTTGAGGTGGTGTCTTAATGGAACTTTCTAATGCTGTATCTGGTATTAAACCTGGTCGGTCTGTATTCAACCTATCTCACGAAGTCGTAACTTCTGCTGATTTTGGTGTTCTCTACCCCTGTCTTGTAAAGGACATGGAACCTGGAGCTAAATTCCAGCTTGGGAATAACCTGGTCATTAGGCTAAATCCGACCATCAAGCCGGTCATGCATGACATATCGGCTTATATACATTATTTCTTTGTGCCGTATCGTCTTCTCTGGGATGATTGGACTAAATTCATCACTGGTGATATCTCTGGAAATGATGAAACTCCTCCACCTACCTGGACTCCGGCTGCTGGTGAAAATGATCAAGACACTCTTTGGGATTACTTAGGTTTCCCTATAAAAAAGGACATGGCTGGTTGCCTTCCTTCTGACTTTCCTCGATTGGCTTA